GAAGGAATTCAAACATATGCAAATCCTGAGGCAATTGACATTAACGTATTTGCTACCGCGGGTATCAACTTCTTCGATCACTCATCATTGACAAGTCAAGCAATTGATATTATTGAAAACGAAAGAGTGGATTCACTTTACATCATATCAGCACCAAATGTTGATGATGCTGCAACCGTTACAGGTCACCTTGATGATTTGGGAATCGACTCTAACTATTCAGCAACATACTGGCCTTGGATTCAAGTAAGAGACACAGATAATGCGACTCAACTTTACATCCCACCAACAGGTGAAGTATTGAAGAACATCGCGTTAACTGATAACGTATCTTATCCTTGGTTCGCAGTTGCGGGTTATTCAAGAGGTTTGGTAAATGCAATTAAAGCTAAAAAGAAGTTAACTCTTGACGAGAGAGATGAACTTTACAAAAATAGAATTAATCCAATCGCAACATTCTCTGATACAGGTACAATTATTTGGGGTAACAAAACGTTACAAGTTAGAGAATCAGCACTTGATAGAATCAACGTAAGAAGATTGTTATTGAGAGCAAGAAAATTAATTTCTGCAGTTGCGGTAAGATTATTGTTCGAACAAAATGACGAACAAGTAAGACAAGAGTTCTTAAGATTGGTTAACCCAATTTTAGAATCAATTAAGAAAGAAAGAGGTCTTTATGAATTTAAAGTAAGTGTTTCAAGTGATGTCGAAGACATTGACGCAAACACTTTGAGAGGTAAAATTTACGTTAAACCTACTCGTTCTCTTGAATTTATTGATTTGGAATTCGTAATTACTCCAACAGGAGCTTCATTCGAGAATATCTAATCTAAAAGGAGGATATAAAAATAAAAAAGGGAGGCCGAAAAGCTTCCCTTTTTTATTGTTCCACGTGGAAACAATTTTTATAAAATTTATATTGTTTTATTTTACCCAGTATAATCTGGAACTAGTAATACTAGTATTTATATGTTATATTATTAATCTAGAAATTTATTAATTATTTATACTGGGTCTAGAATACTGGAGGATTTGTAAAAAACTACGAAAAAAAATCCACAAAATCAAGATCGATCCTAAAAATAAATTTATTTCTAATTAACATATATTTATAAGAGTATAAAATAACAAAAAAACTTAACAAATACAACATGGCAGATTTACTAATGAAAATGCCGGTTCCTTACGAACCGAAAAGACAGAACCGATTTATTGTAAGATTCCCATCTTCTTTGGGTATCAATGAATGGTATGTAACATCAGCGGCTAGACCATCCGCAAAAATCAACGCGACTGAAATTCCTTTTTTAAATACTTCAACATATGTTGCGGGTAAATTTAGTTGGGATACCATGAGGGTAACATTTAAAGACCCAATTGGACCATCAGCGTCACAAGCGTTAATGGAATGGTTCCGTTTACACGCTGAGTCAGTTACTGGTCGTATGGGATATGCTGCCGGTTATAAAAAAGACATCGAACTTGAAATGTTAGACCCAACAGGTGTTGTTGTTGAAAAATGGATTCTTCAAGGAACATTTATTCAAGACATTAACTTTGGTGAATTGGACTATTCAAGAGATGAAATTGCAACTATCCAATGTACTTTACGTATGGATAGATGTATACTTGTATTCTAATATTACATTTTTTCATATATTAAACCGATATACCAGAAATGGGTATCGGTTTTTTTATGTTTAAAACTTTACTTTAAGATAGTTATTGATTAAATTGTACCATGGAAGAATTAAGAATTGACCCTAGAATCGCATATGATGTTGTGGAATTACCAAGTAGAGGTATCCACTATTCAAATGGTAAGAAATCAGTAAGAGTTGCTTACCTAACTGCCGCGGATGAAAATATATTAGCGTCCCCAAATTTAATACAAACAAATGCAATAGTTAATGAACTATTAAAAAGAAAGGTATTGGATAAGGATATCCAAACTGAAGATTTAGTTGAGGAGGATAAAGAGGCAATCTTAATATTTTTAAGAAATACCGCATTTGGTTCAGAATATAAAGTTACATTAACTGACCCAAAAACAAACGAAGACTTTGAAGTTGAAATTGATTTAAGTAGTTTAGATTTTAAACCATTTACATTAGTAGCAGATTCTAACGGAGAGTATTCGTATTTTATGAATAAATCCAAAGTAGATGTGACATTTAAGTTTTTAACACAAAAACAAGAAAATGACATAAAAGAAATTGCAAAGAGTTGGAATGGTAATGGAATTGCTCCAATTATCACAAAACAACTTGAAGGTATGATTAAATCCGTGGCTGGAGTTAATGACCCAATGAATACAAGAAATTTCATTGAGAACATGCCAATTAAGGATTCACAAGATTTTAGAAAATATGTATCCGATAATAAGCCAGGAATTGACCTAACACAAACAGCAAAAACCCCATCAGGAGAAGAGATCCAATTTAGAATTGGGTTTGGGGTTGACTTTTTTCGCCCTTTCTACGGAGTATAAGAAAAATCAATTATCGGAAATTCACTACCTAATCAGGAAAGGTTTCTCATATGGAGACATTTTAACTATGCCTGTCTATATTAGACGATACTATATTGGTTATATAATGGAGTTGGAAAACACACAATAATCTATTTATATGTATGGGACAAATAAGATATCAAACTTTAGCTAGTCAATCAAAAGACAGAGCTGCATACGAAAGAGCCGTAAAAGATTCTGCAAAAAGTTACAATGAACAAATTGATTTAACTGAATATGAAAGGGCTTGGAAAGAGAAAGAAAACTATAACTCAAACAAACCAACTACATCAGGTTCTAAAACATTTATTGAGGCGGCTACAGGTATTTTAAAAGGACAAGAAAGTGGAGGTTATTACAAAGATATTAGTCAGTCCGTTAATTCAACAAGTGCCATGTCAATGGCAACAGGTGCTGATGGGAAATTATTAGGACCCGACCAAATAGCTCAAAATGTATTCAAGGCAGGTTTAAGTCAAATGACGGATGAATATAATAACCAAAGAAAGTTATTAGAAGACATCAATACTAAAACCGGTTTAACTGGTAAACTATCAAAAGATTTTAGAGAAGAGATTTCAAATGCGGGACCAAGATTAGCTCAATTAGGTGTCTCATTTGAAACATTAGCTGACGTTGCTCAGGGATTAGTTGATAAATCAGGAAGATTCAATTTAATTAATCAACAATCATTTGAAAAGGCTGCAGAAGTTGGGGAAGCTTATTTAGGTTCAATGGAGAGTCTTACGAACATGTTACCTGATTTTGAAAAAGTTGGTATAGGTGCTCAAGGTACATTTGACGCGGTAGAAAAGGCAGGAAAAAGTTCATTAACATTAGGTCTAAACTCACAAAGAGTTGCAAAAGATTTACAAACAAATATAGGTAAGTTAAACGAATACGGATTCCAAAAAGGAGTTGAGGGTTTAACTAGAATGGTCCAAAAATCTATTGAATTTAGATTAAGTATGGATGCAGTTTCACAAGTGGCCGAAAAGGTATTCAGTCCTGAAAGTGCATTAGAGTTATCTGCTAACTTACAAGTATTAGGTGGCGCAATTGGAGATTTCAATGACCCACTTAAATTAATGTATATGGCGACAAATAATGTTGAGGGATTACAAGATTCAATTATTAATGCCGCAAGTAGTTTAGCAACATACAACCAAGAACAAGGAAGATTTGAAGTTACGGGTGTTAACCTAAGAAAAGTGAGAGAGATGGCTGCGTCTTTAGGTATGGACTATAAGGAACTTACAAAGACCGCAATTGCGGCACAAGAAAGATTGAGTGCTAAAGAAATGTTAACTGGTTTAAGAATTGAAGATGCCGATAAGGAATTCTTAACTAACATGTCTCAGATGAAAAATGGTAAAATGACCATTGAATTACAATCTGAAGAATTGAAAAAACGTTTTGGGGCAAATGAAGTTGCATTAGAGGATTTAGATAAGAACCAAGCTGAATTATTATTACAATATAGAGACGAATTTAAAAAATTAACATCTGATGAAATAGTTAGAAACCAAGCTAGTGACGTTGAAAATATTAGACGTGATGTATCCTTTTTAGTTAAATCAGTTGCATTAACTGGAACAAGAGAAGTTCAAGAGATGGCCAAAAAATTGGGTATTGATTTTAAAAATTTCGCAGATGTAACAAAAGAAACATTACCAAAAGCGGCAACTTTAATCAATAATGAAATAAAAGGTATAGTTACACCTGATAAAAAACAAACAGGTAAAGTTGAAACACCAAAAGCTGCGGTAACCCAAGAAGATGCTAAAAAAATGGCGGAAGAAGAAGCTAAAAAACAAAAAGAAGCGTCTACTCAAATGGATAAAAATGTCAAAGTAACAAACGAATATGTATTCAAAGGTGGAGACACTTTAGTTGATGGTTGGATGAGAGAAGTAGGTAAGAACGCAAGTATCTATAACGATTTCCATACCGTAGATACCCAATCGTATACTACACCATCAACCGCTAAAAGATAATCTAAATAAATCTATTTATAATATAAAAGAAAATAATGCCAAGTTACTTAAATTTTGACTCAACCAAACAATTTAGGGATTTTATCATAGCTAAAACGTTAAACAAACCAAATGGTCCACAAACGTTTACTAAAGATAACTATGACTATCAAAAATTAAGTAATCTATCAAATGTGGATCCGGGTTCAGTTGATAAAAATAGAAAAGATGATTTAATTAAAATTTCTAATTCAAACGTATACAAACCAACTAATTTTTTTATAAAAGAAAATATTGATACGTTACCAAGAACACGTAACCTATCATTATATTTTAATGGTGGTTCCCCATATTTTACTGCGGAAAAACATAATTTAATCAGTATCATGGCAACAAAAACGTATGATACCGAATCTGAATTATTTAAATTTGCCGCAAAATACATAAGAGAAGATAAAGGGGGACCTGTATTAACAAGGATAGCATATAATACAGATAGAGCGATTAATGGTAAGGTAAGATTGTTAGATGCGTTAAATGGTAACACAGCGACCGCGTTAAACATATTAACAGGTAGAGAACCATTGGTTGAAATGAATAATAAGATTACTGTTGCAAGTACTCTTATTGGTAAAGGTATTGATTTTTTACAAACAGTTTCAGGAACACAATTACCATTTAGTGAAATACCGGGTGATTATTTATCAGACCCAAGAAACCCAATAAATTATAGACCCGAAGCAAAAACTGAATTAGGTAAAATTGCACAAGATGTTACGGGAGTGTTAGGTTCATTAATTGGAATTGAAAGAAGACCGAAGTTATCGAGAAAACCTTCAGATTTATTAATACAATATATGGGACAAGGACCTAAACAGGCTTTGTTTGATTCATTAACATTTAATAGATACGCACCGAACTACACAACAAGTGCAAGGTCACAACAATCATCAAAGTTGTTTAGTTTTGTAGATAAAGCTGCTCAGGGTATAAAAAATATATTAGGGGTTGAAGCACCTGCAGGACAAGCCTACATTGGTGACGATAGATCAAACGATGTAAGATTTGCCATGGGTGATTTTAATGACAATCAAGTAAGAAGTACTTACTATCTTTCATTGATGTTCGATGAAATTTCTGCTCAGTTATTTCATAAAAGTAAAAATGTAACTGAGGGTGGACAAATTAGCGGTAAACTAACTTGGTATAGTAAAAATTCTAAAAATAAATTAGGAGAACATAACAAGGAATATAGTGGTAGGGAACAAACTAACTTACAAGATAGTCTATCAACAAAATATGTTTTTAGAGAAGATTCAATTTTAGGAAAAACACAACAATTATTAAACACATTACCAACTAATGGTTCTGAAATGCGTTCTCATGTGGCAAACGTAATTGACCAAACAAGTAGAGTTTTTAAAGATGGTGAGGTAATGATGTCAAGAGGTTCCGCAGTAAAATACACAAACAAATTTTCTGGTGAAGAAAGTGGTGTTGAATATTGTAGAGTATGGACAAAAGATAGACCATACTTTAACTATACAGATACCATGAAAAAAACAAACATGGTAAGAAAGTTTGATGGAAGTGTAATGGGTGGAGGCAGTAGAGTATGGAACTTAAACTATGCTCCAATGTCAAATGGTAGAAAATCATTTGAAAATTCAACAAATATAAAAGACGGACAAGCAAAAAAATATATGTTTTCAATTGAAAACTTGGCTTGGAAATCATCCACACAAAAAGGGTTCACCGTACAAGATTTACCAATTTGTGAAAGAGGTTCAAATGGCGGTAGAGTGATGTGGTTCCCACCATATGATTTAAAAGTATCAGAACAAAATAGTGCTAAATGGGAAGAGAATAGCTTTTTAGGTAGACCCGAACCAATATACACTTATCAAAATACATCAAGAAGTGGTACAATATCATTTAAAGTTGTTGTTGACCACCCAAGTATTTTAAATCTATTAGTAAGAGAACATTTCAAAGGTATGTCAGATGAAGAGGCTGATAACTACATTAACGCATTCTTTGCTGGATGTGAGGAAATTGACTTTTATGATTTAGTAAGAAAATACACTAACTTAGATACTGATGATATAAAAAGAATTAATGAATATCTTAATGCGGGGAAAGAAATGTCCACCATTATGAAATACAAATATTCATCAGAAGAAGTTGAGGAAGTTGTACCAGAAACGGGAGAGACACCAACAAAAGCACCAGAACCTTTTTCATTAGCGTTATTTTTCCCAAATGATATTCCATCTAAAAATGGAAAGGACACAACAAAAGGAGAAATATATAGTACAATACAACCTTCATATTATGATCAAAAAGCCTCTTTAAATGCGGACGCTTTAGCTGATTTTACAAGATTAAGTGGAGACACAAGTTCAGATGCAATTCAAGATATAAAGACAATTTTTAAATTAGAAAAATCAAAAATAACAGATTTCACCAAAGCTATTAATTTACAACTTGATAAGTTAAACACGGGATTTGAAAAATTAAATACAAACTATACAGAATTTACCACAAAAATTGATAACCTTAAAAAGGCGGTAAGTGGAAACACAATTGAACTTGCTGAATTTAAAATACTATCAAGTGCGTCCGAAGTTGCGAATGATGATTATAATTTCTTATTAGGAATGAGACGAGCTCACTCTTTAGTATTAGATATTCTTACTAGATTAAAAGGTGACACGGATAAAATACCTGACTTTAACTGGCCATCAGAAGAGGAAGTTAAAAAGAATGCTAAAGATGGTTTAAATGACCAAAAGTTAACATTTACTTTTGAAAAGTTAGGTTATAAAAATAACGTAGGTAAATTAATTATAAATTTTTCTACAGAAGGTGAAAATGCAAAAGGATTAACAAATGTTGATCCTGATGGTAGATTAGATTGTAAGACCGTCATTAATACAAAATATGGTTTAAAGATAACAACACCAAATGCGTTTTATTGTAGACAAACAAGTGTTAAGTTTTCGGCTAAAACACTTAGTGTACAAAAACCACCATCAACACAAAAAATTAAAATACCAAAAATTACAAAGGAGCCAGGTGAACCGGAAAAAACATAT